GGCGGTCCATTCCCGCGCAGGCGTGTGCCCGCGCTTGTTATGCCGCCAGAATGCCTCCGGGTCCTCGCGGAACCGATCCTTGAGCAATCCGAATTCCTCGGCCTGCGCCGCATGCAGCCGCTTGTGCACGCTGTCCATGATTTTGGTCGCCTGCTCGATCAGCTCTATGGTGGTGTCGAGCGGGACGTCCTGCTTGCCCTCGCCGATATTGAGTTCGGCGGTCTTGCCGAGCCGCTGCCCGACCTCCTCGATATGGGCCGCCAGATTGGTGAAGGCCGCGCCGGTTTCCTTGTAGGGCAGCGCCATGAACGCGTCTTGAATCCGCATGCCCGGCGGCACGTCGACTGGGAACCCGCCACCCGGCGGCACCCTGATCTGGTTGGTGTTTTGCCGGCCCGCACCCTTGGCGAACAGAAAACCCGGAAAGTTCGCGAACATGCCGTTGTCGATCATGATCCGCCAGATCGCGGTCAGCGCCATCGTTACATTGCCGAGGATGTGGATCAGGCCGAGGCCGTAGAATCCGAGGCCGCGGATGAACGGGAACTGGACGAAAAACTGTTTTGCGAGCGCCTGCTCGTCGTCCTCGTCCCAGTTGCGGCTGACCGCGAGGACCTGACGCGAGTTCTTCTCCAAGGTGACAACATAGGGAAGCGGGAGCTGTTTTCCTTTGAACTGCTTTGGCGCGTACTCGTCGAGATCAAGCTCGCAATAGCATTCATACACCTCGTATTCGGCGTCCTTGGGCTGCTGCGGCTGCGGCCGGTAGCCGCCGATCTCGGCCTTCTCCTTCTCGACTGCGGTGAGTTGCAAATCCGGCGTCGGTGCCCGCATCTCGACATCGCGATAGGCGCCGGCAAGCTGCATGCGCTTGAGCATCGAGGGCCGCATCTTGATGCGGTGGGTGAAGCGGGCGCAGTTCTTGATGTCGGTCGCGGCGTTGGAAACGATGATGTCCTCGGCGTCGACCGATTCCGACACCGGACGTCGCTTGAGGATGTGGTTGTAGACCTTCTTGAACCCGTCGCCGCCAAAGCCGATGTAGAACAGCATCCGATCGGTGTCGGGGATGTACTCGGTCGCATCCACGGTGAGGTAATGGTTCATGTCCTTTTCGAGCGCGGCGCCGAGATCGTCCATCGCCTGGCCTTCCGGCGCGAGCGGCGGACCCCCGTTATCGCCGATACCGGGAGGAAGACCCTGGGGAGGTCCCGGTATCGGCGACGACGCAGCGGGAGGTGCGGCCTGCTGCGTATCGGGCATGCCCGGCGAAGCCACGTTGGGGACGGCGTCGGGCCGCATCGGCAAATCGTTGCGAACTTTCACCGGCCCGCCCGCCGGCAGAAACTCGCCGCGCGCGGTGGCCTGAAACCTGATCGTCGCCTCCAAGAGGAGCGGATGGCGGATGGTCGACATGCCCTCCAAGGGAGCCGACGAGGTCCCCATGTCGCCGCGCGGCTCCTCGATCTTGAGCCCGAGCAGGCGGATGCCGGTCTGGCGCGACTGCATCCAGTCTTTTCTGGATTCGATATCGAGTTCGATGCCGGTCAACAGGTCAGATGCGACCCGGGATAGCTCGTCTTCCGGAATAGAGTCGGCGAGGTTGCGGAAGAAATCCGAATTGTGGTCATCGCCGCCGCGTTCGGGATGCTCGTCGAAGGTGACGCTGCCATCCTCGTGCTCGATCCGCGCGACGCCATTGTCCATGGTGACGGCGTGGCTGCCCTCGTCAAGGTCGATGTCCCGGGAAGAGAGATGCTCCTCCGGCTGTTCCGGATCAACGAGGCGAAGCGACGTGGCCATCAGCCGTCCAAGATTGTGAGATTTTTCTCATATCATGGCAAAAGCGGACAGTCTATGCACCAAGGTGACAACAGGGTACACTGTACGCGGCTCGCGGCGGTGTGGAGAGCAGACACATATCCCGGGTATGCCCGTCCGATGTCTCCGCGAGGAGAACCACGTGCGGAATAGCTAGAGACGGAGTAGCGCCCGTCCTGCGGGCCTTTGAGGTATCCGGTTGATAAGGAATTAAAGGTGCGGCTTGAATCGGCCGCACCGCCTCGCAAAAAGTTCCGTCTCTGGTATTCCACAGCCTAACTCTAAATCCCGCCGTACAACGCGCCCGCCCGCGGCCGGTAGCGGGTCTCGTCCTCCAATTCGAACGCCCGTTCCTCCTTCTTCACCGCCCATCCGGCGCGCCGCAAATAGAGCAGCGCCATGGAACAAGTGTCGGCGAGGTCGTCATGAACGGCGCGTGGGACCGTAGCGCACTGGTCGATCATCTGATCGCTCCATTCCTTGTCCGGCGCGTAAATCAGACCCTCGGCGAACAGATGCACCACGGTGGTCAACCGTGCGGTCTTGTCGGCGGTCTTGATGAAGCCGGTGCGCGGGTCGACTAGTTCGATGCCGAAATCGAACGAGCCGAACAGCCGCGACAGTTCCTGGCTGACGCTATGCCCGGCCGCCTTGTCCTCGATGATCAGCCGGTCGACCTTGAATTTCTTGCAATCGGCCCCGACCCGCGAGACCAGTTCATGCAGCCGATAGCGTTCTGCCCAACAGAACATCAGGAAGATTTTGGGATTGCCGGCCTTGTCGCGGAAGATGCCCCAGATCGACAACGCCGACGGATCGTTCTCCTCCTTTTCGGTAAAGGCAGTGTCGAGCGCGGCCAAGATATATTCGAAGCCGGGGTAGACCTCCTTGGTGGAAACTTTTCCGGTGATCTCGTCCCGCGCTTCGAGGAACGGCGTGCCGTGCTCGTTGGCGGTCTTCTCGTCCCATGGCTGCCACCATTCCCGGCGGATGATGCCGCCGCCGCGCGGCGCTGGCTCCTGCTGGTATTGCCCGGCATAGGCGTAGGGACCAAGCTCCTTTTCGAGCTTTGCCACCTCGCTCGCCGGGAACCGGTCCGGCCACAGTAGTTCGCCTTCCTCGCTCCTGCGATCGACCCAGAAAATGTCGTCATCATCGACATCGTCGACGTCGTCGCCGATGAACGTCACCACCTTGTCCAACCCGTCTTTTTGGACCCAGGCGTTGACGTGCTGGCATGGCACATAGCTCATCGGCACGCAGAAATGCACGTAGCCGCCCTTGCGCAGCACGTCGCCGGAGAGGTCGCCCTCGTGCACCCGCTGCATCACGATGATCATGGCGCCGGTCTTGCGGTTGTTGAGCCGGCTCGGCATGGTTTCCGACCACCACCGCACCGTGCCCTCGCGGACGTCGTCGGATTCGGCCTCCTGCACCAGATGAGGATCGTCGGCGACTAGGATATCGGCGCCATAGCCGGTGGCGCGGGCGTCGACCGAGGAGGCCATGCGGTAGCCGCCTTTGTCGTTCTCAAAATGCCCCTGTGTCTCGCGGATCAACGTGAAGCGAGAACCCCAGCGCCGCTGGTACCAGCCGCATTGGATCAGCCGCATGCATTTGACGGAATGTTCGAGCGACAGCTTTTCGGCGTAGGAGGCATAGAAGAACGAGACCTGCGGCCCCATCAGCGCGGCTTTTTCGCGCTGCGCCCAAATCCAGGCGCAGAAGCAGATCGAGACGATAAAAGTTTTGCCGGTGCGCGGCGGCTCGTTGAGCAAGAGCCGCGGAATATAGCCGCGGGCCACCGCCTCCATGTGATTGCAGATGTCTTCGAGGTGCCAGTTGTCGGAGAATTCGGCGGGGTCGACATAGGGCCATGCCGCCTTGACGAAGGCGTAAAAGCTGGCTTCGAGCTTTTCGGCGTCTAAAATTTCCTTCAGCCGCTTGTTGGCTTCGAGGATGCGGACCAGCGCCTGCTGCGACATCAGCGCACCATCCGAAGGAAAATCCAGACGATGTCGGCGAGAAAGAACAGGTAGAACACCCCAGCCCAGAGCCATGACCGGTTTTTCACCATCGTGACGTCTGGCACGCCGTCGGGCCGCATCATGCCGATGATGAATCTTGGCGCGCTATCGTTGATCCGCTGGATGCTCCAGACGCGCTGCCGCCAATCCGGGTCGCTGGCGAAGGCGATGTTCTG